AGAGATGTTGGAAGCCGCACTAGACCAAGCCGAAGAAGGCACACTTGAAGCACCTATCGAAAAGGAGATTGAAGTAAATGACGATCCAATCCAAGCCGAAAACGAAAAAAGCACCGTTAAAGAAACCGACCGTGACGAAAAAGGTCGCTTCAAAAGCAAGTCCGAAGAAGTCGATACCGAAGCCGATACCGTTGAAGAATCTGAACCCGTGGCAGAAGTTTCTGCTGTGGTTGAAGAAGTAAAACGCCCAACAACTTGGAAGAAAGAATATGTTGAGATTTGGGACAAGATGGAAAAGGGTGAGCAACTAAGCAAAGATGACTTTGTTAAGTTTGCTGAATACGCTAACCAACGAGAAGCAGAATATAAAAAGGGCGTATCTGCCTACAAAGCAGAAGCCGACAACGCTAGACAGTTAACCGAAGCGATTGGCCCATTCGTTCCTGAACTCCAAGCACAAAATATTCATCCTGTTGCATGGATAAACAACCTAGGTAGGGCGCACATGATTTTAAGCAAAGCACCCTACGAGCAGAAGGTGCAGATGTTCCATAGACTTGCACAGGATTATGGAATACAATTAAAATCAGATAGCTTACAAATGCCTGAACAGGCGTATGTAGACCCGTATCAACAACAGTTAATGCAACAGCTACAGGCAACACAACAGCAGGTGCAACAACTGTCAGCGATTCGGGAGCAAGAAGAAAATACCCGTTTAATGACAGAAATCGAGCGGGTAAGTAGTAACAAGGAGCGGTTTCCGCACTTTGACATGGTACGGGAAGATATGGCTCAATTACTTGAGCGAGGTATGGCCCAAGACCTTGAAACGGCTTATGCCAAAGCGGTGCGTATCAACGATGAAGCGTACAAGATGGAACAGGATCGACTCCTAAAGACCACAAGTACCCAAGCATCTAAGGCACAGCAAGTAGCAAAAGCTAAAGCAACTGCTGTTAGTCCGAAGTCCGTTACTCCTAGCGGTCAGGTGTCTAAGACAGATGCAAAGGACAGACGCTCATTGCTAATGGCTAATTTAGCCGATGCAGAGGGCGGTAGGGTTTAACTTAACTTAATAAAGGAAATATCATGGCATTTGCTAATAGTGCAATTACCGATATTATCGCTACCACCATTCAAAGTCGTAGCGGAGTATTGGCAGACAACTTGACGCAGAACAACGCAGTTCTTCAGCGTCTTAACTCAAAGGGCAATGTACGCCCATTCTCGGGTGGTAATGTAATCCTCGAGGAAATCATGTACAACGATCCTTCGACCAACAATGTTAATTCATATAGTGGTTACGAAGTATTGAACATCACCCCTGATAGCCCAATCTCTGCGGCACAGTTCAGCATTACTCAGTACGCTGACTCTGTAACCATGAGTGGTCTAGAAATGCTCCAAAACTCAAGCAAAGAGGCAATCATTGACCTGTTAGATGGTCGTATGCAAGTTTCTGAAGCCCGCCTTTTGAACCGCATTTCGGGTGACATTTATGGTGACGGTACTGGTAACGGTGGTAAGAACATTACTGGTTTAGCGGCCGCTGTTGCTGTTGCTAATACAACTGGAACTTACGGTGGTATCAATCGTGCAAACTGGACATTTTGGCAAAACCAATCTTCCACAGGTGCAGATTCTTCCAGCCTGATCCAAGCCGCTATGACTTCTGCCGCAATCAAGTCCGTTCGTGGAACTGATAAGGTAGACCTCATCGTTTCAGGTAACACCCTGTATCAACGCTATGTTGCATCCTTACAAGCTATCCAGCGTATTGCTGGTGTAGACGAAGGTGCGGCTGGCTTTGCATCCTTGAAGTTCTATGGTGGTGGTATGTCTGCCGATGTTGTACTCGGTGGCGGTATTGGCGCACAAGAGAATCCGCTTTATATGTATCTCTTGAACACCAATTACATTTTCTTGCGCCCACACAAGGAGCGTAACTTTGTTCCTATCGGTGGTGAGCGTCAATCGATTAACCAAGATGCAATCGTGAAGCTGTATGGCTGGGCTGGTAACCTTACCTGCTCTAACGCTTCATTGCAAGGTATCTTGACAGGCACCTAATCCATCGACTAAATAAGGAAAATTATCATGGCATATACAACTCTCCCCATCGCTGGTGTTGATTTGGATGGTGTTGCTTACACCAACTCAAATTCCGCTGGCACAGCAGTACCTACCATTGGGCCACTCGGCTTACAGACTTTTGCAAATAATGGCTTACGCTATGTATTCGCACAAGCTGGTGTAGCTATTGCGGCATCAACCGCTACTTGCGTAATCAACGCTTCTACATTCCAAGTTACCTTGGGTGCAGGAACATATGTGTCAGGTGCTTCTATGGCATCAGGCGATTATGGCTGGTTCAGCAAGGCTAGTGTTTAATAGCTTTTTGTAGTAAAAACGGGGGGTTACCTTAATTGGTAGCCCCTTTTTTCCTTTTAACAACCTAACTACTTAGGAGAATTAAAAATGGCATTACCTTCAGATGAAAACCACGCAGATAGCCGATTACAGGTGCGCTTTTACAAGCGACCCGTACAACAGGAGCAGGAATCCCAAGAGGCTGGCAGACCAATATTCAAAGAGTTTGACTTTGTACACATTTGTGTAGCTGGCGATACTTTGACCGAAATCGATACTTATGTGCTTCCTAGCCATAAGACCCGCTTTCCTCAACAATGGGCTAACTATATGAACAGACAGGGTGCAAACGAACCTGATATTGTTGGAACGCCCGTATCGGAGTGGCCGATTGTGTCTAAAAGCCAAGCAGAGGAGTTAAGGGCTTTGAAGTTTCACACCGTTGAAGCTATCGCACACGCATCTGACCAACAGTTACAGCGCATGGGTATGGCGGCAGGAATGTCACCTTACGCATTCCGTGACAAGGCAAAGTCATTTCTAAATCTAGCAACTGCTTCCGCTGAAACCGATAAACGGGATCAAGAACTCAATTCTTTGCGTGAAGAACTTGCCAAAAAGGAACTAGAAACTGCTAAAATAAAAGCAGAAACAGATGCGAAGCTGGCTCAAATGCAGGATCAGATGGCCGCTATACTTGCCGCTGTTGGTGAAAAGAAACCCCGTAAAAAAGCGGTAGCCACAGAGGAAGCCTAATATGTCATACACCATGCTCGAATTAGTCCAGCAAGTTACCGCTGAACTAAACTTAGCCGTTCCCACCTATGTAGCAGGTAATACCAATCAGGATGTACAACAAGTCCTAGCGTTGATGAACCGTGCTGGGTTTGACTTGGTTAAGGAGCATGACTGGCAAGCCTTAGAACTAGAGTACCGTTTCTACACCACAGCAATTACTACGACCTGCGACACCATCAACAATACCTATGACTTATTGAATGTGGGTAATGTCACGGGTCTAAATAGCAATTACTCGGTAGTCGGTACAAATGTTCCACAAGATACTTATGTAGAAAGCGTAGCAGGTTCTACCGTAACTGTTAGCCAGCTTGCATCGGCAACCAGCGTAGGTGGAACTGTTACCTTCTCACAGACCAAGTACCCCTTACCCCCTGACTTTGAAACCATTACGGACAATACTCATTGGGACAAGACAAAGCATTGGCAAATGCTTGGGCCTGAAGATGCACAGCAATGGCAATGGCTAAAGTCGGGTTATATCTCAACAGGGCCACGGATTCGCTGGCGTATTCTAGGCGGTCAGTTCCAAATTTGGCCACCCTATAACACACAGGAATATTTAGGTTTTGAGTACCGTTCAAAAGGCTGGGCAAGAAGTGCTACCGACCAAGTCAAGAACAGCTTTACCGCTGATACAGACACTACCGTGCTTGACGATACGGTCTTGGTCTTAGCGACAAAACTCAAGTATTTCCAAATTAAATCGTTTGATACGACAGCATTGATGCAAGATTATGTTCGGTATTTAAGCGTTGCCAAGGCTAATGACAAGGGTTCAGCTACCCTATCCTTTGCACCATACCCAAGCAAAGTCCTCATCGGCTACGCTAACATCCCTGATACTGGCTACGGTAGCTAATTATGGCGGTCGCTAAGAAGTTTACCGCTACTACTACCTCGTTACCCGCCCCAATTGGGGGTTGGAATGCTAGGGATTCTTTGGCTGAAATGAACCCCTTAGATGCGGTTCAGATGGTCAATTTCTTCCCTACGCCTACCGATGTCACGATGCGTAAGGGCTATTCAAAGTCTTCAATAGGGATCACGGGAGCAGTTTTATCCCTAATGAATTACTCTAGCCCAACGACTACTAAGCTGTTTGCGTCTACGGCTACTATTATTTATGATGCAAGCACCTCAACGGCTACCCAAAGCCTGACAGGTAACACCGATGGTAAGTGGATTCATTCTATGCTCACGACTGCTGGTGGGTCGTTTATGCCAGCCGTTAACGGGGTTGACCCGATGGTGGTCTATGATGGTACAAGATGGTCAAGAAGTGCTACGACAAACACCGCACAAACTATTTCAAGCATTACACGGGGTGGCACAGGTAACTTAACAGCTACCCTTGTAACTGCCAGCGCACATGGTCTAGTCACAGGTAATACCATAACAGTCGCAGGAGCAACACCCGCAGAATTTAATGGTACTTACCGCATCACGGTCACGAATGCGACAACCTTTACCTACACGATGACAACCGCCCCAAGCGGTAATGCTACTGTTGTAGGCACATATACAATCAATTACTTTATTACAGGTAAAAATTCTAATACATTCGCATATGTCAACTTGTTTAAAGAGCGTCTGTATTTTGTAGAAAAGAACAGCCTGTCTTTTTGGTATTTGCCTGTTGACTCGATCAACGGTGCGGTGACTGAGTTCCCCCTTGGTGGCATCTTTAAGAAGGGTGGCTATTTACAGGCAATGGGAACTTGGACTATTGACGCTGGCTACGGGGTAGATGACTTAGCCGTATTTGTCACAAGTAACGGGGAAGTCGCTGTTTACAAGGGTTCTGACCCATCCAATCCCGATGATTGGGCTTTAGTGGGTATTTGGAACATTGGACAAACTTTTGCTCGTAAGTGCGTCTTTAAGTACGGTGGTGACATCCTACTCTTAACCGAGGATGGCTTAGTCCCCCTATCGGCAGGATTGCAGTCTACCCGCCTAGACCCCCGTGTAAACATTACCGATAAGATTTTCTACGCTATTAGCCAAGCGGCTGATGTTTACGCCAATAACTACGGCTGGCAGATGAGTTATTTTGCTAAAGTCAATATGCTGATCGTCAATGTTCCCGTAACGGGCGGGTCTGAGCAGTATGTCATGCACAACATTACAAAGTCATGGGGTCGCTTTACCAACCTAAACGCTAACTGCTGGGAGTCCAGCGGTGATGATATGTACTTTGGTGCAAACGGCTTTGTGGGTAAGTTTTACGATACCTACGCAGATGCGGGTACAAACATCAAGGCATTTGTTCAACAGGCATACTCGTATTTCGACTCTAGGGGGCAACAAAAACGCTTTACCCTAGTACGCCCTATCCTACAGACCGATAACGGCTTACCGACCGTTCTATGCGGTCTAAGCACGGACTTTGATACCGTTGAGTTAACTAGCCAAATATCTTTTAACCCCGCCATCCTACAAACTGGTGAATGGGATATGGATACTTGGGATAACGCTAACTGGGGTGGTGGATTAACCACGACTAAGGTATGGCAGGGCGTGACAGGACTAGGTTATGCAGGGTCAGTTAGCATGAATGTTGCATCGCAAAATATTGAGTTTCATTGGGCATCAACCGATTTTGTAATGGAGCGTGGCGGGGTACTGTGAGGTCAGTTACTACTGATAATCAACAATATTTGGGAGATTGGCTGGTACGGATATTAAATTTTCCACTACCTCAAAACACTCAATGTATTGGGCAGTTAAAAGATGGTAATTTGGTCGCAGTAGCGGGTTACACAAACTTCATGCCAAAGGCGTGTGAGATACATATTGGTAGTGTTGGTGAGCATTGGGCAAGTAAAGATTTTATTTGGGCGGTGTTTGATTACCCCTTTAACAAACTCGGTGTTAGCGTTATACTAGGTCAAATCTGTGCTGATAACACGGATGCCCTAAAGTTAAACCGACATTTGGGCTTTAAGGTTGTAGCTGAAATACCTGATGCCCACATGAGTGGTGATTTGGTGATTATGGCTATGAAAAAAGAGGAATGTCGGTTTCTTAACATCCGATGCTCCTTAAACAAGGGAGAATAGTATGGGTGGTGGTGGATTTTTAGGATTAGGGCCTCCTCCGAGTGCGCCTGCCGCTCCTGATTACAGGGCGGCCGCACAGGAAACAGCGGCTGGCAACATTGATGCGGCTAGATTGGCTACTGCGGCTAATCGAGTTAATCAAAGAACTCCTTATGGAAATCTTGATTACGCTATTACGGGTTCTGATCCTTACGGCAATCCTACATGGACTGCGACTCAGACTTTAAGCCCAACAGGGCAAGAGTTATTAGATTATCAAAATAGAACTAGCATTGGTTTAGGTAAGCTGTCTGAAAAAGGTTTGGGCTATGTACAAAATATGCTTGAAACTCCTTTTGATACAAGCAAATTACCGACTACAGGGTTTAATCCTAGTCAGTCATACCAAGATGCTTATATGCAACGGCTTCAGCCACAAATACAACAAAGTCGTGAACAATTACAGCAAGAATTAGCTAACAAAGGTATTGACATTGGTTCTGAAGCATATCAAAGGGCTATGTTGACACAAGCAAGGCGTGAAAATGATTTAATGGCGGCCGCTACAACTCAGGGCTTTAATGTTGGTCAAACTGCAAGACAATCTGCTTTGCAAGAACAAGCCTACCTCAGAAATGAACCATTAAACACCCTATCTGCGGTTCGCACAGGCGCACAGGTACAAGGCCCACAATTTGTTAATTCTGCCCAACAAGCAACGACTGCTGGGGCTGACATACTAGGTGCAGAGCAAATGAAATACAACGCCCAAATGGGTGACTTTAACGCTAAACAAGCCGCACAAGCTAACCTTAATCAAGGTTTATTTAGCTTGGCTGGTGCAGGGATGGGCAAATATGGTTAAAAAAACATTAAAGCAAGTATTTCTTTATGCATTTAAACCCTCGATAACGGCTGTAAAGTCGTAGATAACGGACTATTACCATGAATATGTACAACCCTTACATTATGCCGATGCAACAGACCCAAGATTTAGGTGGTTTAAGTCCTGTTTATCAAAACATTGCGGCACAACAAGCTATGCAAAATGCCGCTTTACAACAAGGCATGAATTTGACGAATCAAGCTGGAATGACTGTTGATGGTAAGCAAGCTGGTGCGGGTTACGACCAAATTGCTATGGCTAATGCCTTACGCAGACAGCAAGACCAACAAAAAATAGATATGGCTAATGCTGAAATGTCAGCGTTTAACCAAAGACCCGCACAGAATTACTATTCTGCGGGCATGAATCCTATGAACATTCAAAGCGATATGGACCAATAATATGTCTAATGGTCAAATGCCCATGATTAATGTAGGCGGTGGACTTCCACCCGAAATCCAACAGCAACAGCAAGCCTTAAACCGCCAACAGCAAATGGCTCAAATGCTGATGCAACAAGGTCAGACTATGCCGTCAGGTCAAATGGTTAGTGGGCGTTATGTTGCACCTAGTTTTTTTCAATATGCCGCACCTTTATTCCAAACCTATGCAGGTAAAAGCCTTGCAAGAGAAAGCGATAAAGAAGCATTAGCACTTGCTAACAAATTGCGCCAAGGTGAAACTGAGGCACTTGCTGACTTTGAAAAGATTAAACGGGGTACGCCAGCAGTAGAAGGTGGTGTTTATGGCCCTGATAATAAATTGACCATGCAAACCACTCCTGACATGATTGGGCCACAAGGTGAACTTACATCACAATACAGACAAGTAGCCCCTGTTGCTGGCGTTGCACCTAATGCTCCAGCGGCATATGCAAATTTATATGCAGACCCAAGAGCATCACAGCGTTTGCGTGACTTTGCATTTAACAAAATGAATGAAGGCCCAATGAAGGTTGGTATTGATGATGTATTGCTTGATCCAAATACACTAAAACCAATTTACCAAGGCGCAGGTAAACAACCTGACAGTATTAGATACGCTATAGCTATTGGTAGATTGCCAGCCGATCCTAAGACATGGACTGCTGAAGAAGCGGCTTATGCAAAACAATTGGTTGAAAGCAAAACTTCTGCTGGTGCTAGTAAATATGATTTTGGCAATATGATAAATAAAAGCCTTAGTGATGTTGCTCCAATGTTGGTTGCTTCTAAAACAGCAACTAGCGGTGCAATTCAGCAAGCAGATGCCGCTAACCGAATTATTCAGTCATTAGACACTAACAAACTATTTACAGGCGCAGGTGCAAACCAAAAATTACAAGCCGCTCAAATTGGTCAAATGTTAGGCGTAACTGGTAATAGAACAGAAGAAATTGTTGCTAATACAAGGCAAGCTATTCAAGGTTTAGCACAACTTACTTTGCAAGGTCGTAAACAAATGCGTGGCGAAGGTGCAATTACAGAATCCGAAGGTGCATTGGCACAACGGGCTATGTCAGGCGATATATCTTTAACCGCTGGAGAACTCAGAATTCTTGCTAATGCCGCTAAACGCTCCGCTAAATTTACTTATGACCAGCACCAATCAATGATGGGCGCTTTAGCTAAAGATAGTCCAAATTCAGTTCCTTATTATCAGCTTGAAGTTAATCCAAGTATTTTTGGAGAATCTACTTCTGATGTAAGAGCAAAAGCAGATGCAATTTTAAATAAACCTAAACCTTAATATGGCAAATGCAACCCAATACGCTGAATGGCTTGTAAATAACGAAGCCAAAAAAGGTACGCCTGAGTTTGAAACGGTGGCTGAAGCCTATCGTGAAGCTAGGGCAGAGGAAGATGTACAGGCTGGGCAATATACAAGCGTTTTAGGTGAAACTAAAGACACCAGCGTTCCTAGAAAATTGACCCAAAGTATGCTTAAAGGCGTTACTGGTCTTGGAGATATATTTGTAGGCGCACCTGAAAATGTAAAACGGCTGTATCAATACGCAACTACTGAAGGTATGCCAATCCCAAGAGCGGCTACACCTATGCGTACTTATTTGACTGAAAAAGGCGTTATTACGCCCGAAGCTGAATTTAAATCGCCAGTAGGTAGGGTAGCTGGCTTTACTACGGAATTGATGGCTGGCGGTGGTTTAAACCCATTCTCTATGACTAAAGCGGTTGCAACAAAACCATTATTGCCCGCTAGTAGAGAGATAGGTAGCCAAGTAGGGCGCACCGCATTTCAGGGTGCTGTTGGTGGTACAACCTCAGAGTTATTAAACAGCATAGGCGTTGAAAGCCCCGTTGCTCAATTTTTTGCTACAGGTGGCGCAATGACTGCCGCTGGTTTACCTGTTGGCGGTTTAAGATCAACTCCTGCTGATATAGTAAACCGCAATCTTAAGGGTGTTACTCCTGAACAAATGCGTTTAGCCCAACAATTGCAAAAAAATTCTGCAAACATGGGAATGCCAATTACAGGCGCAGAAGCAATTGCACAAGTGACTGGTCAGCGTGGTTTAACTAGCACACAGCGTTTTTTAGAACAAGCCGAACCAAGTCAATCAACTATGAACCAGTTTATGGCTGGTAGACCTGCTGGCGTACAAAAGGGGTTTGGTAATGTAATGCAACAGGTTAGCCCTAATGCGCCTACATCAGCCACCCCGTTTAACCTACAACAAGCGGGCCAAAATGTTATTCGTAGTGCTGAATCATCTGTTACAAGCAATGTAACGCCATTTTTTACACAAGCTGGCAAACAAGCCGTACCAAATACAGACATTGCTGGCATGATGACTAACCCCAAAATTTCGGATGCAGTCGAATATGTGCGTTCTACAGGTACATACGGTGTTAAAAATGAACCCGCAAATTCATTAAAGACACTAATAGCCGCAAAACAATATTTAGATGACCAATACAGCAAGCAAATGAACGCTGTTACAGGCGCAGAAAAGAATGCCGCAAGGGTTACTTGGTCTGCTAACCGCCAATTAGATGATTATCTAAATACTGTTTCTCCTAATTACGCTAGAGGCAGTCAAAAATTTGAAATAGCGCAAAAGACTGAAATGACTCCTTTAAGACAAGGAGTAGTAGGTCAGATAGCAGAAGGTGCTACGGGCGCAGATGTATTGATGCCACAAAAACCCGTATCTTTGTACCCTGCTGACATTAAACGCACAGCAGACCTGTTACGCAGAAAAGACCCTAACGCATTGCCTGAGTGGACTCGCCAAAACTTAGAGGGCATTTTTAACGAAACTACTCAAAAACTATCAAGCGGTGAAAACCAATTTGGTGGCCCTAAATTTGCAAGCACGATAGCTGGTAACAAACAACAGCGTGACAATTTGCGTACTTTAGTTACTGAAACAGGCGGTATGCAAGCGTGGCAAGGATTTGAAAAGTTCCTAGATGTAGCAGAAGCCCAAGGTCAGCGTATGCCAGCTAATTCAGCAACATCGTTTAATGAGATGATTAAAAACGAACTTGGTAGCGGAATTGTTTCTAAAGGTTTGTCTATGTTTAAACCATCAAATATTGTAAATTGGGCTGAAAATTTACAACTTGGTCGCAATGCAGATATGTTGGCTAAAATGTTAACTGATCCTGATTCTGTTGCTAAATTGCAAGAACTTGCAAGAACTGGCCCAAAATCTGCTAAAGCACAAACACTTGTTAATTCAATTGCTGGCGGTTATATTGCACAAAAACCTGAAATAGTCGAGGAATCAAAATGAGTAGAAACGGATCGGGAGTCTATTCTCTCCCAGCAGGCAACCCTGTAGTAACAGGGACTACTATTGCAAGTACATGGGCTAATAGCACTATGAATGACTTGGCGGCCGCTCTAACTGACTCGGTTGCCGCAGATGGTCAAACCCCAATGACGGGTAATTTAGACCTAAACACACATAAGGTAGTTAACTTAGTAGCGGGTTCAGCATCAGGTGAAGCGGTAGAGTTTGCACAGTTTAAGACACCTACCTTTACAGGTAATGTGACGATGAGTTCCACAGGGTTTGCATTAATTCCCGCAGGAACTACCGCAGAACGCCCCGTAAGCCCCGCAAATGGTCAGATTCGTTATAACACTACGACTTCACAATTTGAAGGCTATCAAGGCGGTGCATGGGGTCAATTAGGTGGTGGTGCTACGGGTGCAGGTGGGGATGAGGTATTCGTGGAAAACTCAAGAGTCGTAACGACAAACTATACAATCCCAGTAGGCAAATCAGCCGAAAGCGTTGGGCCTATCACGATTAATGCAGGTATCACAGTTACAGTAAGTTCAGGCGAAAGATGGGTGGTATTGTAAGATGAAAACCAGTAAAATATACAAAAGGAGTAAATAATGTCTATTGTTTTAGTCGGAAGTACATCAGGAAGCATTACGCTACAAGAACCAGCCGTTGCTGGTACTACTGTATTGGATTTGCCAGCTACATCGGGAACATTCATTACTACAACTGGTGGAGTAACTCCAAGCACAGCGGGTAATGTTTTAACTTCTAATGGTACATCTTGGGTTTCATCTACACCATCTGTACCCTCTGCTGGCACAGGCCCTGCATTTTTTGCTTATCAAAGCACTCAACAAAATCCATCTCAAAACACATGGACTAAAGTCAATTTACAGACTGAGTTATTTGATACAAATAGTAATTTTGCATCTTCAAGATTTACACCAACTGTCGCTGGTTATTACCAAATAAATGGTACTGTAGGCATTGACGATTATTCTAACACTGATTTGCTTCAATGTGCTGTTTATAAAAACGGAACAATCTTTGTTCGTGGGGCTACATGTAAAGGTGATAGTAATGATAGGGCAGCTTGTAATGTTTCAACAATAGTGTATCTAAACGGTTCGACTGATTATGTTGAATTATATTACTATGGTGATTCTACTAATATACTCAATCAAAGTCAATGTACAAATTTAAGCGGTGCATTAGTGAGGTCATCATGACATTATACAAAAAGATTATTCGGTTATATCCTGAACTTGAAAACTACAACTTTGCAAATAAAGACATTATTTTGCAAAACGATGGTGATGGTGATTACATAGCTAAATGGGAACACCCAACATTAGCTAGACCAACTGACGAGCAATTACAGGGAGTAGCATAATGGCATCAATTATCACCGCCACAACTACAAGTGGTTTAACCCAATCTGCCGATAACTCAGGTGTATTACAGTTAGCATCGGG